AGAAGGTCTTCAGTAGTTTTTAAATTGCATCGATTTGCAACTTTTTTCATGGCTTCACTAGAAAGTAATGCTTCAAAACCGTTTCGACCTAATTCTTTTTCAAGTAAATCTCTACCTCTTTTAATCGTTTCATCACGATGGCTTTTCTTATACCATTGGCGGATTCTATTTTTAGCAGTTGGCGTAACTACAAAGTTCAGCCAATCCAAGCTTGGAGTAGCATTATTACTTGTCAAAATTTCTATAAAGAATGTTTTTTAATTTCATAGTTACCACTCTGCCTTTGGTTGTTTTGCCCTTGCCTTTGCAAGTTTATCTTCATATTCTTGTTTTGTATTCTCTAGTATATCATGTACTTCAAATAAATCCTCGAAATCCTCTAACAGTTCACTATCTTGATAGTCAACTGAAGTATTAACAATAGATTCTACTTTGCCATCAAGATACTCAAATAGAGTATCAAATTGTTCATCAGTTAATGTAATTGTTTTCATAGATAAGTCTCCTTTGCCATAGTGATTGCTTGAAATAGATTATCGAAAGTTTGCAAATCGAAATCTGGGTTTGCTTCTGGATTAACCATTTGATTATGTTCACACATGATGTTATAGAGCATCATGTATTGACCTCTAGTAACATCAATATTTAATCCTTTTTCTCTAGTTCTCATTTGCGAAATCCTCCCATAGAACTGAACCGCCGTAGAATGTTTTGTCATAGCCATACCTGATAACAAGTATGTCTCTTACTCTCTCTCTATCGAGTGAGTCGCCATCGCCCCAAGTAAAATTGTCATCATTACGTCTAGTTATCTCATGTAGATAATCATAAACAGCACCGAGAATATCTACTTTATCAACTTGTTTGTCAGTATCGACATTGAATAAAGGATATAGGGCGTCTTTTTTGTCGCCATAGAATGAATAAACATAGTCAACAAATTCTGTTAACATATCGTTGAGTTTGGTAGATGTTGTACCTGAGTTCATAGAAACCTCGTTTGATATACTTCATTATAATCGGTGGATATAAGTAATCCACCGATAGTGTGCCACTTTTTTAAGTGGTTTAGTAATTGCTAAAGATGTGACCATCTTCAGATTCAAAATAATCAAAACTTAGATTATCCCAACTTGCTTTCCAATCTATCTCTATCCAACTTGACATATTTCTAGGAACATCGCCGCAATCCTCTGCTATTGATTGAGCGAAATCAGCACCATTCTCATATTTACCTTGATAAGCGTCACGGCAACTTGATACGTCAGAAATATCAAAATTCTCTAGGTATGCTAAAACAACATCTATTCCAATGTCATCTACCATATCGGCATACTCTTCAAAATATAATTTGAATTTCTCTTCGCCAAATATTTCAATGAATCCAACAAGTTCATCTTCGTCCCAACCGAATGTATTCTCTAGGAACTCTTCGATTAAAGTTTGTGTCTCTTCAGAATAAGAAGTGTAGAGTGGCAGTGACATAATAAAAAAGAAATTCGTTTGTATGTTTATATTATAATCGGTAGAGTTGAGAAATCTACCATTTGTGTGACACTAATATTATTGGCACACCCATTTGATTTTTTTCTCTTCATTGAGTATGTCAAAACAAATCTCACATAAACAATCAGCGTATGGTAGAGCATCACGCCAGTTGTAATCCTCTTCTATAGGTTGATCCCAATAGTAATATAAATCTGGTTGGTAGTCTTGAATACAATGTTGCCCGTCTTTTGGATAATCCATAGACTCTCTATGTGATTCATCAAAATTTCCACATCTATCGCAATAAGACATAATAAAAAGAATAAAGTGAATAGAGGACTTATAAGAATAAGAGCGAATCATTGATCTGCGCCTCTATACTATACATTATAATACACACGTCATACTTGGCATCCACCCAGTAGACACTAATTAAACTGGCACACTAATACATTGTCATGTTCGATTCCCATATTATTGTATCATCATGTTTATTTTTTCTTCTTTTAATTAATTCTACTTCATGCCAATTTGATTCAAAACAACATAAACATACATGAATACGTTTATGGAAAAATGTGCTTAAATCACAATCTGGGCGAGGTTTAGTTGCAATCTCGAGCGAAAAATATCTCGCAGGCGTTTGCCAACCTTTTTTCTTTTCTGCTTCGCTGGCAACAAAATATACCCAACCTTGATGTACTTGCCCTAATTCTGTAGTCCATACTACATAGTCATTGACTTGTGGATTATAACCAGCGGTCATTTTGCAATGTCCATTTTGTGACATCTCGTAAGCGCTCAACAACTGTGGTATCTGGCGCCCACCCTAACTCTCTCATCTTGTTACCATCAAGGGCATAACGTAAGTCATGGCCTGGCCTTGATGAGTGAAAGTCAACTAACTCGTAATTCAATTTCTTATCTTGTGCCTTTGCAATTATCTCTGCTAGTTTTAAATTATCTAACTCTTCAGCACCTACAATATTAAACTTAGGGCATTTAGCATTGCCCCATGTAGGATCAAATTTACCTTCATAATTGAGTAGAAACAATACAGCACTTGCAACATCATCAGCGTGTATATAGTGTCTCGAGCCTGGCATTGTTCTCGTACTGTCACTATGGATAGTAACTTTCTCGCCGTCTCGTATTCTACGAATACACATTGGTATATACTTCTCAGGGTGTTGTCTCTCGCCAAATACATTCATAGTGTGAGTTATATAAACTGGTAGTTGATATGTATTCTCGTAGGCAACTGCTAACTCTTCTCCGCCTGCTTTGGTAGCACTATATGGATTTGTAGAATTATATCTATCATTCTCTTCATACTTGATACCATCAGGAGCTGGCCCAAATACTTCATCAGTACTAAAATATAGAAATCTCTCTAAGTTATCAAGTGACTTAGCAAACTCTAATATATTACAAGTTCCCACTACATTATCCATTACAAATTCCATTGGATAATCAATACTTCTATCTACATGAGAGCCAGCAGCAAGATGTAAAATATAATCTACCTTACCAATCTCTCGTCTTACGAGTGGATTTAATTCTGCTTTCAAATCATGCCAAACTACCTTAACTCTTTTTCTCTCGTTAGGTGTACATTCATATTGTAGTATATCATTGAGACGATTGAGATTGCCACTATAATCAAGTCTATCAAGTGTAACTATATTCCAATCTGTTTGAGTTAGAATACGAGCAATCAAGTGATGTGCTATAAATCCAGCACCACCAGTAATCAATGCAGTTTTCATTCGTTTGTTGTATCTTCTAATATTTTGATGAAGAACCATTGATATGATTCATCATCGCCAAGTGAAAATTCCTCAAAGATAGCGTGTGCTTCATCATACATCTTTAAATCTACTAATTCAGTTAATCTCTGACAATAGTAATTCTCAACTTGAGTAATGCAATCTTCTTTGGATTTGTCCATGATTATGTATAATAGGGTGCGAGAAACAAAAACTGTTCTCTGTCGAGGGTGGCACTAGCAAGTGTTCTCTGTCGAGGGTGGCAGTTTTGTTTCCCATTCTTATTATAGAGCATCTAAGTCAGAATGGCGAGCCCTTTGTGACACTTTCTTTTCTGGCATAGGTGTGTACTCATAACCATACATTTGTAAGTAACCTTCAAATGATGAGTCTGGTACTTTGCCTTCCCAATACTCCTTCTCAGTATAAACTTTTTTAGTTTCAATTAATTTCTCAGTTTCTATCTCGTCACTCTCATCAGCATTTGTGTGATGTGTAACTTCTTTTAAAGTTTTAAGATAATCTAAAACGTGTTGTCTTATTTCCATAAGTTGTTCATAACAACCTTGATTATGAGCACAACCACGCAAATCGTGGTCTGGTTTTAATACTGACTCTGTGAATAGAGATAATGCTCTATCATATTTGATAGCTGGTGTTTCTTCCCCAACTGAGGCTTGGTCTTTCATTGTAGTAAGATAGTAATTTTACTAATTGCTATTGTCGCTAGAAAACATAACATAATTACAACATCAAATTGTTTATGTTTAATGTAAAAGGGCATACAAATAACATCAGCAATAACGTGAATAATTGCACCATAGAGTGTTGATATATGTAGTATAACAAAATATGCAACAATAATCAAGCAAGAACCAGCGACTCTACCAGCAACTAATAAATTCATTTAATTAATTGTTTACGATTGAAATTGCTGGTTCGCCTTTGTTGAATACAGTATCAACAACTGCTTCAACTTTGCGAGCAGTGGTAATTCCAACTTTGCTATAGACAGGTATGCAAACTAATCCAAACGTCTTTGTGGCGCCTCCTAGACGTATCACACGACCAATAGTTTGACTAATACCTATGTAGTCCATACTTCTAAGAAATAGAACTGCTTCCAATCCATTGACATTGATACCTTCAGATAGAATACTATGATGTAATACAACAAACTTTTTAGTTGTATCTTTTCCCCAAGCATTAAGAGTATTGAAGAACTCTTCTCTATCTACCTTCTCGCCATCTACGATAGCACCAGTTTTAGATGTGATAGTCAACCATGAATAACCACGATCTGCTAACTCTTGAATGAAATCAGTTTGAGATAATAGAGCAATGATTTGTTTAGTTGACTTAGCACATATCAATACTTTATTCTTACATATATTATCAATCGAGTCAATCATTTGTTCACAATCACGATCAGCAACTAACTCATCTTTCTGTAATATTCTTGATTGATATACTTCTACTTTAGGTGGTAGTATGTAACCTTCTTTGACTAACTGTGGAGCAGGCACTTGACATATCACTTGACCATACTCTGGCCAGTTCATACCCGCTTTAACAGGCGAACGACTATGTTTTGGTGTAGCAGTAAAGAAGTAACATCTTTTAGCAAGATGAGAGAAATGTTCAGTAGCAGGGAAAAAATTCTTTTGAACTGAATTATGTGCCTCATCAAAATAGATAGTATCAACTTCAATATCACTCTCTTGTATTTTGTGTAGTGAATGATATGTTGTAAAGATTAGAATGTTCTCTGTGCTGTTGTGATACCAATATTCAAGTTGATCGGTCTTAGTTGTGCTGTTGTGATGTGTCTCTCCACTATGAACATGAATCACATCAACATCAGTGATATGCTCTAAGAACTCTGCTGATAGTTGATTTGCAAGTAGAATACGAGGAGCAACAACCACAATAGCACGAACATCAACTGATCTGAATCTCTGTTCAGCATCATTGATCATACACATTGTCTTACCGCCACCAGTAGGAACAATGATTTGTCCTTTAGAATGACGAAACATTGCTTGAACTGCTTTGGTTTGGTGTGGTCTTAGTTGCATCAAAATAATAATCGTATGTTTACATTATACAAAGAAAGGGGCAGTATAGCAACCACCCCATGTGACAGTATTTTAACTGTCATCACTTGTTAAAAGTTCTTGACTTTGAATCTACTGTAAGTCTAATTGGTTTTGCTTCATATGGAATGCCTGCTTTAATAAGACTATCAATGTTAAATGAACATTGAACTCTACGTTGTCTCTTACTATCAACTTTAGGGTGGATTCTCATTTGTGCATTGCTGTCCTCAACAATATTCTTTAATACTTGTCTCTCTATTTTTGTGTCTTGTTGTGCAGTTCTTCCCTCTGGTATGGATTTAATATAAGAATCAAATTCTCTAAGTCTCTCGTATGTCATCTTACCCCATAGAATAGACTCATGTTCTGGTTTAATATGAAATGTATATTCTGTATGAAATATTTTTTTATTTCCAACCTGATCCCACACTCCAATAATAATATCATATTCTGGTTCAGCACGCCTTCTAAGTATATCTCCACAATCTACCTTTCTGCCCTTTGCAGTTTTAATACTAATATCTTTATCAGAATGTAATCCCTCTACAATATCCATAGATGATGTATAGCCATTGTTCTTGAGTTTATCATATTCATCTTTGCTAAAACCAGTAATCTCACGAGTCTTAACATCTTCAAAGTAATTGCCGTGTGCTTGGACTTCCATAATAAATTTGTTGTTACATCTATTATATAAAAAAAGAGGTTGTGTATCAACCTCTGAGTGACACTTTCTTATCTGTCACATATTCTTTGTATAATGTTTCTTCTGCCTCTCTAGCAGCAATTTCATGTGGTTGGTCATCATAACTGTAGTTCTCTACTGGCTCATTCTTGTAATACATCTTTGACCATTTTGTTTTGAGAGTTCCATCAATGAATTGCTTCATGTGAAACATCTCGTGCAGTAAAGTTTTTGTATAGGTTTCCTTATCAAGGTGTGTATCAATCTCGATCTCGAAATTACGGGGGCGAAACCAGCCACCCGTTGTATCACAATAACAAAGGCATTGTTCTCTTTTCATTCCACGATGAATGATATCAAGTGTAATCTTGTGTCTGGGATAATACTTGTTTATAAACCAAGAGGCAACACTCTTACATAGCCTCGTAGAATAACCGTATCCAGAATGATAGATGTAAGACATACTCCCCAATGTAGAAACCAAACAAAAGAACTTACGAATAAAAGTTTTTCTTTGGGATTCATAAAAAAACGAAACTAAGCCTATTATAGACTTAATCTCGTAGCTAGTCAAGTGTGAGTGGACAGTTTATGAACCGTTCTTTAGTTTCTCTACTTCAGCAGAGAGTTCCTTGATTGATTGAATCATTACAGGAATTAGTTTGCCATAAGCAGCTGCTAATTTATCTGGGTTGGACTCATCAACAGATTGTACAT